CCGACGAGTGGCTGCGGGCTAATGGGGACCGGTACGCCAACTTCTCCGACAACTGGTGCGCATCGGTGGTCAATGCGATCGGTGAGCGAACGAAGGTCACGGGGATCAAGCTTCGTGCCGACGGCAGCTCCGACACTGCAGCGGAAGCGGCAGCGCAGTCGCTGTGGGACCAGTGGAACATCAACGAGCTCGACTCGCAGTCATCGCAGGGCTTCCTGACATCGTTCATCGCTCGTCGTTCGTACGTCCTCGTGTGGGGCAACGGCGAGGATGCCGAGATCACGTGGGAGCACCCTTCCAACGTCGAGATCGAGTACGACTGGATGAACCCGCTGAAGCGCAAAGCTGCGCTGAAGACATGGGTCGACGAGAAGAACGAGTACGCGACCCTCTACACCGCTGAGTACCTGTGGAAGTTCAAGCGCGATCGGGTCATCGTCGCCCAGTCCCTCGTCCCTCAGTCGGTGCAGATGGAGGAGCGCGGCTACGGCACCTACGGGACGTGGGAGGCCCGCGAGATTCCCGGTGAGGCATGGCCGCTCAGGAATCCCATGAACGTCGTGCCCATCGTGGAGATCAAGAATCGTCCTCTGCTGCGTGGTGAGCCCGTGTCCGAGATCAACGGCGTCATCCCCATGCAGGACGCGATCAACCTGCTTTGGGCGTACCTGTTCTTCGCCGCCGACTACGCCTCGATGCCCGCCCGCGTCGTGCTCGGCTCGACGCCCCCCATGCGCAACATCCTCGACAAGGCGACGGGCGCTGTCATCGGTCAAGAGCCCCTGACCATGGCGGAGATCAACCAGACGCGCATGGCGGTGTTCTCCGGCTCAGACGCCAAGATCGCCCAATGGGATGCCTCGAACCTGAGCGTATTCACCGACGTTATCGACATCGCCGTGGGTCACATCGCTTCGCAGACCCGCACCCCGCCCACGTACCTGATCTCGAAGACCGGCCTGTCGAACGTGAACGCCGATGGCCTGAAGGCTGCCGAAATCGGGTTGGTCAAGAAGGAACTCGAGTTCCAGACCTTCGCGACGCCGGCCATGCGCGAGGTGTTCAGGCTGACAGCACTCGCCCGCGGCGACGAAGGCCTCGCCAAGCAGGTTCGCCTCTCCACGATCGTGTGGCAGAACCCCGAGATCCGCTCTGAAGCGCAGCTCGCCGACGCACTGCTGAAGAAGCGGCAGCTCGGCTACCCGTTCGAGTACCTGATGGAGCTCGATGGGGTGTCACCGTACGACATGGAGCGCATCGAGGACATGCTCAAGAAGGAAAACGAGACCGCGATGGGCTTCGGCGTCCAGGCCGCGGTGAATGACCAGCAGAACGCCGCCGCCGCGGATGTCGCTGCAGAGTGACCTCGCTTTCAAGCATCGGGAAGAACGCATACGTGTCGGAGCCGCTGCCCGCGCTCGAGTAGTCGGGCTGTGGCGTCATGCGGACATCGCGAACCTCGACGGCTCCTGGGATCGCCTAGCCCCAGAGATCGTCCAGACTGTCAACGCCGCCCAAACGGTAGCCGCGAAACAAGCCACCCCCTACCTGAACGCTGTGGACCGGTCATACGGCCGAAACACTCCGACCCCAGAGCTAGTACCCGCTGCCTTCTCCGGTGTGACACTCGACGGCCGCGAGGTCGGCCCCGCCCTTTACACGGCCGTGACCACCACGAAGAGCTTGATCGGTCAAGGCGTTGCTCCATACACGGCCTTCCAGTCGGGTCTGAACGCCCTCTCGGTCGTGGCATACGCCGCGATCCAGGACATGGGTCGACAGGCCGACATCACGCTCGGCAATGCCCGCGAGTACACCTACTACGTCCGCGTCGTGGGCGGTTCAGCGTGTTCCAGGTGCGCCATCCTCGCCGGCATCCGATCGGGCCGCGACGCCTTCCTGCGGCACACGTCCTGTCAGTGCACGGCAATGCCGGTGACCGAGAAGGCCCCCAACAAGGTCCCTTCTGGCTTTCACACCTCCCCCGAGGCGTACTTCGAATCACTGTCGAACGCTGAGCAAGATCGGGTGTTCACCAAAGCGGGAGCCGAGGCGATTCGGGCAGGCGCTTCGCCCATCTCGGTTGTGAACGCGCGCAGAGGGGCTTACGGGATCGGCTACTCCGGCCACTACAACGTTCCGGTGACTGTCGGCACCCGCAACAGCCTGCAGCCACTGACCATCGGACGCAAGCCTGACGGGAGCCCGCTGAGGGTCTTCGCGACAACCGAAGGGACCACCGCGCGGGGCTCCTTCTACCGTGCCGAGCGTCGCCGTGGTGCTGAGGCGATGAAAGACGGCCGCTACCGGCGCACTACATCGATCCGCCTCATGCCCGAACAGCTCATCAAGATGGCTGGCGGCAACCACACCCGCCTCGTCGAACTACTCACCCGCTACGGGTACATGCAATAGCTTCCCGCTCTTTGGGGCGGAAGACGGCACCAGCGCAACGCGGTGTCGTGAACCTCACCCCCCGAAGGAGCAATTCCTCCATGTCAGAACAGGAAGCCGAAACCGCAACGGTCGAAGCACCCGAAACAGAGCCCGTAGTCGACTCGCCCATCGAGGGCGAAGAGGCGCTGGGAGATCCAGGCAAGAGGGCACTCGCACTCATGAAGGCGAGCCTCGCTGCCGAGAAGAAAGAGAAGGCCGACCTGGCGAAACGCCTGGCCGAACTCGAACTCAAGAGCAAGTCCGCCGAAGAACAAGCCGTCGAAGCCGCAAGGGCTGAGGGCCGATCTGAGGTCAAGACGAACGCCGACACCAAGATCCTCCGATCTGAACTCAAGGCGCTCGCGACGGGCAAACTCGCGGATCCCGCTGACGCCGCCCTGTTCATCAACCTGGCCGATTTCACCGTCTCGGATGACGGCGATGTCGACTCTGACGCGCTTTCCGCTGCGATCGCAGACCTCATCACCCGGAAGCCCCACCTAGCCGCTCCTGCTCAGCAGCGGTTCGAGGGCGGCGGAGACGGTGGAGCTGCGGCCCCAGCAAAACCAACCGCGACTCTCGAAGACCAGATTGCCGCCGCTCACGCAGCGGGCGACTGGCGAAAAGAGATGTCGCTCCAAAACAGCAAACTGCCCGACCCGAAATAGGTCGGCTTTCCTAAGGAGCCCTCATGGCTGGCATTACCACGCTGGGAACGACCTACAACCTTCCCAACTACACCGGTCTGCTGTATCAGATCGCCCCGTCCGACACCCCGTTCCTGTCCTCGATCGGCGGCCTCAACGGCGGCGGTCAGACGATCTCCACCGAGTTCGAATGGCAGACGTACGACTTCAACGCGCCGGCTCAGAACGTCCAGGTCGAAGGCGCGGTCATCGCGAACCCGACAGAGCGCGTCCGCGCCAACGTCACCAACGTGACCGAGATCCACCAGTCGAAGGTGTCGGTCTCCTACTCGAAGATCAGCGCCTACGGCAAGCACGACGGTACCAACACTGAGGCGACCAACCCGGTGCGTTCCGAGGTCGACTGGCAGACCCAGCAGGGTCTGAAGCAGATGGTCCTCGACATGGAGTGGTCGCTGCTGAACGGCTCGTACAACAAGCCGGGCAACAACTCGACCGCTCGTCAGACCCAGGGTCTCGTCAACGCGATCCAGACCAACCGGATCGCGGGCACGGGCGTCGTCATCACTGGTGCGACCTCGGCGACCACTGTCATCACGTCCTCGGCTCACGGCCTGTCCGTGGGAGACAAGGTGGTGTTCCGCACGATCGGTGCCGCGACCGGCATCGTGACGCAGCGCATCTACTACGTCCTCGCTGCAGGGTTCTCGACGACCACCATCAGCGTGGCGACGACCCCGACCGGAGCCGCCATCACGCTCGGAACCGCGACGGGCATCAGCTACGTCTCGAACCGTGGTGCGGCCGCGACCACGAAGGCGACCTTCAACAACCTCGCCCAGACGGTCTACGACGCAGGCGGAATCATGGACCTGAACGCTGCGACATTCATCGTCCCCTCGGCCCAGAAGCTGGCGCTGTCGGGTGCGTTCACGACCCAGTATTACGAGCAGTCCCGCACGGTCGGTGGCGTCGCTGTGCAGTCCGTCGTGACTGACTTCGGCACCATCAACGTGATGCTGTCCCGCCGCCTGCCGCAGGACACCGTTGTGCTCGCATCGCTGGATGTGTGCCAGCCGGTGTTCCTCGAGGTTCCCGGCAAGGGTCACGTCTTCGCCGAGCCGCTCGCGAAGGTCGGCGCATCCGACGACGTGCAGCTCTACGGCGAGGTCGGCCTGGCCTACGGCCCCGAGACCGCGCACGGCATCCTCACCGGTCTGGCCTTCTAGGTCATGACCGCATTCGCCACGTACGCAGACCTCGGAACGAGGATGCAGCGCACGTTCACCGTCCCCGAGCAGACATGGGTCACCGCCCTGCTCGAGGACGCTGCGGCGCACATGCGTGGCGTGATGCGGAACCAGGTTTACCCGCCCAAGCAATCGACGTACACCGCGTACCCGGTTCGCGGGCGGGTAAACCTGCCGCAGAGCTTCGTGACATCTATCGACGCCGTTCAGCAGGCCGGCGCGGATGTCACATGGACTCGCCAACAGGACTCCATCTTCGTCAACTACGACCTGCCGACCGACATCACCTTCAGCTACGGGCTCGCAAGCCCACCCGCTGATCTGATCCCGATCAACTGTGCTCTGGTGTCGCAGCAGATTCTGACAGTCGAGGCTGGCCTCGGCCTGAACGCGGGCGGACTGTCATCCATCGCCCTCGACGACTTCAAGGCCGCCTTCGCAGACGCAGGAGCATCCACAGGTCTGGTCCTCACCCCGTATGCGAAGGCGTACCTCGAGAACACGTACGGGACGACTGGCTGGGTTGTGGAGACCAAGTGAACCTCCTGATCGGCACGCTCACTTTGGGTCGCAAGCAAGCCAATGCGCGCATGACTGAGACGGTGACGGTCACAACGGAGACGCCTGGTAATCCAGATCCGGTCACCTTGGCACCGACCACGAACGTCGTGGCCGTGTACACGGGGCCAGCCCGCATCAAGTACGTGGTCACGCGGGTTCTTGAGCGGGAGACCGCGAGCCAATTGCCCGCTGCTCAGGATCTGGAAGTCCATTTCCCCAGCGGCACCACGGGGATCAAGACCGATCAGTTTGTGACGGTTACCTCCTCAACAGCAGACGTGGGCGCTGTCGGTCAGCGGTACCGAATCCGAGGGTTCGGTCAGGGCGGGCAGACAACCGCCTTGAGGTTCCCGGTCGAGGAGGTGTCCTGATGGCTGATTCGATCAACTTCGACTTCTCGGGCCTAACCCAACTCGCGGCCGACCTTGGCAAGGTCCCAGACAACATCGGCCCGAACCTCGTCAAAGCGCTCGCCGTCACCGCGGGCAAGATGAAGAAGGACTGGCGCGAATCGGCTAAGGGAAACATCCGGGCCGGTCATGCACGCGCGTACCCGTACTCGATCTCGTACGACATCACATCGAATGCTGGTGCAGACGGAAAGGCGAACGAGGTCGTCGCCGAGATTGGTCCCGATCTTGCGAAGGCTCAGGGTGCCCTCGGAATCATCGAGGAAGCACCTGGTGGCGTGCGAGGAACTCCGCAAGGCAACGCCCGCAAGGCACTAGCAAACAATGCGCGAGACTTCGAAACTGGTGTGCTGAAGGCCGCCGCTGACGCCATCGAGCACCCGTGAAAGCCGAGTACGCCGCCGTTTCCGCGCGACTGCAGGCCGACACGGCACTTCTGGTCCGTGACACGGTGTACGCGGCGTCGGGCGACGTCTTCCAGGGCTCCTACCTGGTGCTCTTCGGGGGTGCACCCGATGAGCTCGATGACCAGCGTTCATCGCGTCAGCAGGACGTTTCCTCTCGGGCCGTGTATGTCTATACGACCCGCTGCGTGTCCCAAACGCCAGACGGGGTTCGCTCCGTGATCGACAAAGCAATGACGCAGCTCATCGGTTTCACACCGACGATCAGCGGTCGCAAATGCTGGGCCATCACCATGACCCATTCCACCGATGTGCAACCCGATACATCGGTCAAGCCGATCCTCTTCTACGCGGACCTCGAGTTCACCCTCGTATCCGATCGCGCCTGATCGCTTGCCGTCTCTGAGCACGGCTCTCATTCCCTGCCTGGCATCCGCTCGGCAGTAGTCGCCCCGTACTCGCGGGGTTTCCACAGAGGAGAATCCCTATGGCCCTCGAAGCCACCCCGCCGAGCCAGCAATCCGATGGCTACCTCCGCATCGGCTACGTCCCGTCCGGCAATAACCTGTCCGTCGCGATCCTGACTGGTGGTACCGAGAAGGATCTGACCTATTCCTTCACCCCGTCTGGCTTCACGCGCACGTTCACGGAGAACACGGTCTCCGACCCGCGTCTCACGAACGTCGCGGTCCTCGCCCGACCGGGCACGTTCACCGAGCAGATCGACGTCCAGTACGTCGTCACAGACGCGTCGGCGACTGACATCGCTTACACGGCGCTCTCGGAGTACACCACGGGTCTGCTGACGCTGCGCTACGGCGTCGCAAACGCGACCGTGTGGACGATCGGTCAGAAGGTCGACTCGATCTCGTTCATTGCGGGCAAGAAGCGTCGCGATCCGATCACGGCGAACGGTCTCTTCACGATCTCGCAGACGCTGTACCTGACCGCTCCCTCGGTCTCCGGCGCGGTCCTCGTCGCGTAGCCCGATCCCCCGCACGGCGGTTCTCCCACCGCTCCGTCGTGCGGGGTCTCACCCAGCGGTGGACGGTGGGAGCCAGCAATGTCATTCGTAGATGACCTGAAAGCGCAGTTCGAAGAACCGCGCGACACGATCAAGGTCACTGTCAGCCTCAACGGCAAGCCATACACGTTCGAGTTCACCCAGATGGAGCCGAAGGAATGGGTCGTGGCGACGCGCATGTTCCCAGCCCGCAAGGGCTTCGTCATGGATATGACGTTCGGGTACAACCTCGACGACCTCGTTCCCGTCGTGGCCGCACAGACCGGTAAACGAGTTGACGGTGACAACCGCGAGGTACTGACCCCCGATCAGTGGACGAACCTGTTCAAGGCAATCTCTGGCGGCGAGCTCGCGAAGTTCTGTGACGCAATCTTCCAGCTCAACGAGACGGGTCCCTTGA